CCATAATATTATTCCTTTAAAGTAGTCAACTGCCTGAGCAGCATCGTCGAACTGGTTGGATCATCCATTTTTTCATGATTGCTCACCTCCTTTATGGGTCACCCTGATCCCGTAATCTTCGACCAACATACTCAAAAAGTATGATGTTCCAGCACTAATACAACCGCACATGAACGCTGTCATTGTACTGTCGCTAAAACTAAATAGTTCTGTATATGGACTTATGCCCCAGAGAAACACTCCAACCCAAAATCCCATGCATAGGTGGCAATGGAATAAACGGCCAAAGCCCCACATTGATTTGCAAGGTGGGCGGATCTTATTGAAGATATGCCCGTGTATAATAATAAATGTCATGCCGTAAGCGGCAAGTATAAAATGTAACAACTCCACTTTAATACCGGTTTCGTAATGGGTGGTAGTAGTAGCCCGGGCGCATAGAACCCTTCTCGGCATGCTGTGGGACTTCACCGTATTCAGTGGAGTCGCGATCAGACGGGTGGGTATACATATCCTCAAGTTCTTTCTCGTATTCGGCTGCAGCGATATCGCTCTGTGCCTCATTAGAAATAAACTCAGCTATAACATAAACCGTTGCCTGCAAGGAATTAATATCTTCATTCTCATATACAATACCTTCTAGGGAGCGGAAGACATCACCACCGCGGATCGAAGCGTTATCGACAACTCCCTTGTTGGTAAGAAATTCAAATAATTTATTCTGATAGTCATAAACATCTTCGGTAGCTGTAGTTTTAGGGAAAGTCACCACCTTCATCTTGTCTGGGACGACTGCAATATCAATCTTTTTGTGATCCATAATAAGAAGGGACCCATCTAAAGCCCGGCGGGCATTTAGTTCAACAGTTGCATGCGGACCACCAAGTGTGATTTTAATCATTGAGTTTAATTTCCTGTACTAATTCTTGTGTTTTAAGAATGCGGTTTAGATCATTGTCAGTAAACTCGCGTCGGCGGAATTCTTCAAGATATTCCACAACTTCCTTTGTCTTCTGTGAGATAAGGGGTTCAAGATCGGCTTCTGCCGCTTCACTAAGTAAGCCTTTAAGCCTTGATAATTCTTCATTAAGGTAGAGTCGTAACTCAAACCCATCATCTGCAAAACTAGTTATAAAACGATTTAACAAATCTTTTTGCTCCTGTAGAAGATCGCAATATTTATTGTTATACTTCTTAATAAAGGAATTATAAGTTAAATTATCTATTGATTTCATCTGGTTAGACTCTAGCAATGATTGTTCGGCGCTCATAGCGTCAACAATCGACTGCTCGAATAAGACTCTTTTTTTAACTGCAATGCTGGAATTGAATACCGCATCCACAGATGCCAAAGATTTGAAGTTGGGAACAAAACTACTCCAGACACTCTTTCCCAATCCCTTATTAATAGCCGCTATAAGATGTGATTGTGCATCAAAAATTGCGCTCTCGTCAAGAGAGTGGTATGCAGTTTTGGTTTCCTGTAATAGTCGGTCTGCTAGTTTTTGTTTAATATTCCTAGTCTCCAGGAGCCTGTGATAGTGAACCAGTTCTTTTGCTAAAATAGTTGTTGATGAAAAATGCTCTTTTAGTATTGTCACAACTTTATTCTTTTTTTCAGTATTCTTGTCTACAATAGATTTTGTTAACTCTCTTGTAAGAATCTCATAAATAAATGCTGTATTACGTTTCTTGTTATGTTTCATTCTTTTCAGCCTCTTTTTTATCTAACTGCTCTACAAGCCTGCGGACTTTCACGGTATTTTCCATTAGCCGTGTTTCGCTCCTGCTATAAGTAGATTCCTTTTGTTCTTTAATTCCTAAGAGCGATCTAAAATTGGGAGATAGATCGGCGGATTTGACGACACCAACTCCGGCGCCGGTGCGCGATCTCGGTGTATGGAGTCGAATATCACTAGACCCCTGACCATGGTCGCGGCGCTTTGCGGGCCCGGGTGCATGTGTCCTTCGGTTATCAACAACTTTTTTTCGATACGACGACTTATCATAATGTACAACGTTCTCATCTTCACTTAGATCATCACGTCTGGCTGGTGCGGTCAAGAGAGCAGTCTCTAATTCACCTTCATCAGCTGCGGGCTCTTCTGCCCCCAAGCCTTCGAGTCCAGCGTCGAGGTCGCCTCCAAGTTCCTCACCCCCAAGAGCACTCAGGTCGCCACCCAACGCATCCATTTCGCCGGCTGCACCCTCTTCGACGACTGTTTCGAGTGCCTGTTGATATTTACGATCATAGAACGACTCGCGCTGATTTCGAAGGAATTCATCATCAGACAACCCAAGAATATTCTGAGCCACCCAATGCTTACTATAGGTCCCTTCGGGTATTGCGTTTGCAGTATCAAACTTGGTTCGCAAATATTCGAGAGTCTGTAGTTCTGCCAAACGGGAAGGGTTGTTTAGTGACAAGTCAAAACTTATCAAATCCTCGCCTCGGAAGCCCAACGTATAAAGGTGCACCACTGCGATCTTCTCTAGCTCGGTAACAAACGGTCGCTGCAATCGCTGGATTGTTCGAGCAAATCGAATATCTTTTTGTGCCAATGTCGTCTTATCTTCCGTATCACCCTCTAAGTTCGTAAGATATGACTGCGGAATTTTAATGGCAGAAAAGAGCTTATCTCTCATATACTTAACATCTTCGATATCGTCTAGAGACTTGGCGCCGGGGAGCGAAGTAATGTCCGATCCCACTCCGCCGCGCATTGGAATAAAATAGTCCTCTTCTAGAGAGAGAGGATTGTACCGAAGATCGACACGACCAGTGGAAGCATCTACTAACTGATTACGCTTCATTTCTGTTTTCACCTTCTCCATATACTGAGCGACGTCTTGCGGAGGGATGTTGCCTACATCAATCTTAAACACGCGGCGCTCGGGGGCGCGGACAACTCTATAAGCAATCATCGCGTCTTCAATAAGGCACAACTGGCGCCAGATACGACGAGCAGGATCAAAGACTGAGGTTCCATATGGAGAGTGGCGATCGTTTCCCAGAACACGAAAGTGTGCAATCTGCCAGTTTTCGAAAGTCATACCTGCGCCATTCCACTGGTACTGTACATAATTTGGATTTGTGGTATCTTGCCCTTCCAGTCTCTCGACCTCAGCATTGGGTAAGCCAACGACCGATGTTACTCCTAACTTTTCATCAACATCCAGGTATAAAAACAAGTCACCATATTTGCACATGGAGCGAGCCCAGCCGAACGCATTAAATTCTATGTTAAGAACATCATAAAATAAAGAATTAATAATTGTTTTAATTTCTAAATTCATGCACGACACATTTAACAATTTGTCAAACTCATTTGATGTTGTCATCTCATCAGCATAGATATCTAAAGCAGTAGCCAACTCTGGGGTATACTCCATCTGTTCAAAATCTACATATCGTTCCGCTCTATTCTGGTTGCGAAAAGCAGCAGAAGTAAGCATGTTGTAGTTCTGCGACATGTTGTTGTCGGCGCGTTGGAACTCTTGTCCGCTCATTGAACGGAAACGATAACGATATTTATCTAAATTATTGCGTCGCTCTTGTCGCGCTTGTTGGGCGCGGTAGTTCACTATGGGTCCAGATAAAAGGCGCGTTAACCTCTTAAATAAGGGGGATGATGGGTTTCGTGTATTTCTCTCGTTTTTGGCCATTTTCTATCCTTTTATAAGTGCTATGTATTCCTGATTAAATTCATATGCTTCCGTCGCTCTTTGGTTATCTTGTGTTCTCTTGTGCCCCGTCATGCCGGGAATAGTTGTCGAAATACCAGTTTGTGAAGTTGAAATAGAAGAAATAAATTGTTTGCTGTATTCTATTCCTTTTTGACTTTCCACTATAACTGTGTCCCTTACCCAACAACCTATTGCAAAAGACATTACTAAATCATCATTGTAGCTACGCATTGCCTGAGGTCGTCCCGAATGCCAAATGAAAGTTTTCATTTCAGATAACAGCCGGTTAGAGTTAATCTTAATTAGTTTGTTCCTCATAAACTCTTCCATCTTGGCTACAATAAGAGGTCTGGTTTTTGAAGAAGTGGTAAACCCCGGAATGACATTTGATTGCCATTGCGCTGAAATGGGGTCGACATATTGATGATCACCTTTCCTAGAGTGGTATAGATTAGAATACCCTTTATCTAACAATTTTTTAAGTACTGCGTAGCCTATATTATTATTTTCTATGGTTAACATAGGATTTCCGTATTCTCCACAAACATTAAATAAAATGTCTGCAAAGTCATCTGGTGTTGGCTTACCAACATATTCAGCCACGACTTCCATCGATTCTAATTCAAAAATATGAAATGCACTATTATCCTTGCCATCGCCGCGGGCAACATCTGCGACGACTAAGTAGGGCTTTTCGGGATCATGCTTTTTCCAAATCCAGTAATTGCGATCGAAGCCGGTGCGGTACTCAGGGGTGGTAGCGCGCTCAAGGTACCACTGTATGTCGTCTGGATGAATTACAGTTTCCCCCGAGACGTTGAAGTTACACTCAAGCTCCTGGGCAATTTGGCGTTTGGACATGTTTTTGGTTTCTTTTTCGAACCACTTCTTATCGCGGTCCGGATGAACATCCCACAATAATGTCGTCATATAGAAATCATTGGTGCCCGCTTCAGATTCAGCACAGTTTTGGTGGAACCAATTGCCAACACCATTTGGAGTCGATAGTGCAATACAGCGGCCACCGGTTGATAATGTGGGGTAGAGTGCGGTCCATAACTCGGACAGCTTTTCGACGTGCGCTGCCTCATCGATGACTAGCAAAGATAGAGCCTCAGAGCGACCCGCGTCTCCAGAAGTTGAGGAGCCCTTGATTTGAGATCCATTCGACAACTCAAATGAGGTTCGGTTATCAACCGAAATAGATGCAATTTGCATCCATGGCGGTAAGTTCTTGATTATTGCTTTCACTTTCTTAACGAGATTGGTAGCAGTCTGAAGTTTGGTTGCTACTACCAAGATGTTTTTGTCTCGATGGAACAACATTAACCAGCTGACATAAGCTGCTGTAATTGTAGAGATCCCAAGCTGGCGCGCCTTAAGGATAATGTTAAAACGATAATCAGTATAATCTTTTAATAATTGCTTTTGATAATCGTATGCCTTAAAGGGAATCGTCCCCTTCTGAGGATGTGAAATTCGACAATAACTGGTTGTAAAGTAAACGGGATCTTTCCCCGCCTTAACGACCTCTTTTAATATTTCTTGCTTGGTGAGAGCGCCAGCCATAACATCTGCTACTTACCTTTGGGTCGAGTATCGTTCTCGGGTCGCTTGTTCTTGGGTCCCTGCGCCAACCACTTCTTGACAGAGGCGTCGAGGCGATCCTTGTCAGAACCGGCGTTTACATCGATGACATCAGTTAAGCCACCGATGCGATAATCGCAGTGCGCCTGGCAGTCTGTGCGATAATTGGACATCCTCTGAACTAAAATATGAGAATCGCCGTCCTTGGTGAGAGTAAGTGCGTTGCCAGTAATAGCCTTATATTCTTTCTTTAAAAATTTGACCACCTCGGCAATTTGCTCCTCAATCTCGTTTTCAAAATTTGAATTCTTCACCTCTTTGAGTCGGACTTCGGCTTGGTACGTGACTCGCAAGATTGGTCCATGAAACTTGACACCAAAGCCATCCATAACTCGTCGGTCATTAATAAAATGACCCTGTTCACGACGGAGTCCGGCAGATCGTGCCTTACCGTCGGCTGCGAGATCAGCTGAGTGGGCGCCATCCCATGCGCCGTTTGCCGCGGCTTGATTGATTCCTTGAATGATTTCGTATACTGTTGCCATGTTTTTATTCCTTATGTGGTCTCCAACCAGATGCCCATCTTTCCTCTCTACCCTCGATATATTGTATATAACATTGGAAGCATGCTTCGAACTTATTCATATACAAATCATCTCTTGGATGAAAAGAATATTTAACGCAAACAGGACATGTCCTATTATGGTCTCTAGTAAGTAGTTTTTTGTTTATTGAAAATCCGTCTTGTTCTACTTTGTCTTGAGTTTCAGCTAATTTAGCAAACTTACGTTGCTCTTCTCGGGATTGAACAATGTAATCTTTCTCTTTGGTGTCGTCCCAAAATCGACGAGGATTATTAATTGCTTCTTCGCCAT